CTAATTTGCGGGTACAACGAATTCGGCCCGCTTCGGACGTTCCCCGTTGCCCCCCGGAATGACCACCACCACCCTGCAGACGGTCTGTCCTCCCTGTGTCTCCGCAGTTGCCTGAACAAGCGTACCACCGTTTTGGGAGGCGACCCGTGAACCGACCGAGTAGCAATCGACGCCCGCCTGGGCTGGCGATGCCGTGGGCCAGAGCAGCACCGGCAGAAGAGCCAGAGCCGCAAGGAAGCCGGGTTTATGTGCGCGATGCCAGAACATGTATCCGATGTACCCCATCGAGGCTGAATAGGAAATGAACAGCATGTCATTTTACCCCGATCCTGCCCTTTCGAAGCAGCGGCGCAACCGCCCGCTGCGCCGCTGCTTCGTTGTGTCACCGTATACGGCTACGGGCCTGGATCCTGCCGAAGATGGCGACCAGGCCGGAAATTGCGGTAACCGCCTGCAGAAGCCCGTCGGATACGGCAGAACTGTCAATATCGCCCAGCGGATAGCCCAGCATGGTTGCCGCCGTCGCTGCAATTGTCACCATCGACGCCCAGATCGTGCGGGACAGGTACCAGGGTTTGCTGTCATTCATCCTTTTTCCTTTCGCTCCTTTGGTGCTCAGCCGGCGACGGAAACTGCCGCCGGTATGCCCGGGCCGACCTGCGCGCTTAGCTGACGCACGGTGAACCGGATTTCAGACGGCGCCACCGGAAAATCAGCAGCCCTCATTTCCGGCGTGTAAGTCCAGTCCGCAGTCTCGGAAGTCACGCTGCGGAGCGGAGCGCCATCGTCACCGGCTATGTCGATCCGATAACGCTCGCTCGTTTCACCAAGCGGCACATCGTCGCCAAGCCAGCTGTCGGCATCCATGCGTCCACGTCGTATCCAGGAAAGTACGACCGCACCCGACGAGGCCTCACGGGCCCTGAGGTGCACCGGTGACAGGGGCATCAGCGCTCTCAGACCACCCGCCGCCCGCATCTGAAAGAAGCGGGCGCTGCCAAACGCCTCGCCGGCGGGGCCTATGCGCCAATGGCGTTCAAGTCCGATCTCTGCGGCACGCAGTCCCACGGCCTGCACGGCCTGATCGAGCAGGATGAATCCCGCCCCATCCGGGGCACCGGCCCTCATTGCATCGTCGGTACCAAGCTGCCCGCGCAGGAGCCCGTCAAGCCGCCATACCGATGGCTCGATCTCATCTGCGGACGTGAACTGCAGCACTTCCCAGACTCCGGCCCCGCTGAACACCGCGGCCGCGTTCGCGCCATTGACGAGCTGCGCCGGCGAAACACTCTCCAATGCGCCGGAAAGAAGCTCCACGGTGATTGTCCGGCTCCGGTCCAGTCGGCCTGAAACGCCCACATCCAGTCCCTCTCTCAGGAACCCTATGGTGGCACGCCGGGCAATCCGGCTCCGCATTTCGAAGCCGCTCTCCTCGGGTGAGGCGAACGCCACGTGGCTGCTCCATGGGGTTGCGTGAACGGCGACACGAAACTGCTCTTCCGCTTCCCTTGTTCCCGGCTGCCAGGGCAGGTCCAGCAACAGCGCGAAGGCAGCGCTTTCGCCCTGCTCGCCATCATCTGCCGGTGGCGTTGAAGCCGCTCGTGCCGCGGGCGCGGGATTGGCGTGTACGCGCCGCGCCTTCACGCTGCTGAACAGGCCGTCTTCAACCTCGGTGACCAGATATCGGGTCGGCCCCGAAACCTCCGGAAGACGCAGGATCGAACCCGGCTGCACCCGATCTGCAGAAAACGGTAGCGCAAAGCGAGCCTCTTCCCGCGCCGCCCAGTGGCGCAGCAGCCAGTCCTTCGCCTGTCTTTCAGCCTCCGGCGCCGCTAATACGCCCGGGAAACTCAAAAAATGCTTTCGTCGTCCTCTGGCGCCGATATGAACCGCGCGCGTCGTCGCGGCCTGGTGGTCGCGCATCTCATCGCGGAAATCCACATGCAGTTCAGCAGGCAACGCATGGTCGGGTTCGCGTATCCGCTCGAAAACGGCGCCATCGGCTTCCGTCGCCAGTTCCGAAACCTCCCGAGCATCCTTCAGGGCCGCTCCCAGCGAGCGGAAAACGAGTTCCCCGTCCCGCTCATGGGCACCGATCCCGAACAGATCGACAATCGGCTCGATGGCAGCCCGTGCGGTGGCCGGATTGGCGACCACATAACCCGCGATCGCGCCATCGCCATGCATCGTTTCCGCTGGCGCCAGACCATGGTCCTTCAGAATAGCGTTGATCAGGTCCCCGACCGTCATGCTGCTTGCGCGGCCATTGAGCCAATGTCCGCATGCCCAGTTTCCGCCATCTCCCCAGATGTCGCCGCGATTGGGAAAGGCCGGGAAGGGCCGTGCATCCCATGCCCACAGGCTGAACATCTTCGGATCGACCATCGGCCCTTGATAGACGGGCGAAACAGGGTTGTGAGACCCCGTTTGCGCCCAATAGGCATAATGCGCCTCGAGCAGACGATGCTGCGCCAGGTCAGAACGTCCGCCGTTTGAAAAGTACGGCAAGGCGTTCTCGGACGACTTGGCATCCGGGAACACGTTCGGCTGGTTCGGCCCCTTGTCGACCGCGGGGCAGCCAAGCTCGGTGAAAATGATCGGTTTGGAGGCCGGCACCCATCCCGTTGGCGAGAGCTGCTCCACACCACCTGGACGGTCGAAATGCTGATTCGACCACCACGAAACCAGATCCTTGTAGCGGAAAACCCAGGGTTTCCCGTGCGCGCCGTCGGTGATGGGCGTGCGAAGCCGCGCGTTCCTGTCCGCCTCGCTCGCATAGTACCAGTCGTAACCTTCGCCTGCGGCGATGTTCGCTTTCAGTCCGGTCGGGTCGTAGGGCCCGGAAAACCCGTCCGGGCTGTCGCCGGCATAGTCCTCGTCGCGCCAGTCGGCGAGCGGCATGTAGTTGTCGATGCCCACCGCGTCGATGGCGTCGTCCGCCCAGAGCCCGTCCAGGTGAAACAGCACATCACCGCTGCCATCGGCAGGACGATGCCCAAAATACTCGGTCCAGTCCGCGCCATAGGTGATCGTGGTCTGCGGCCCCAGAAGTCCGCGCACTTCGTTGGCCATCACCTTTAGGCCTTCGACAAAGGGGAATTGACCGTTCTGATCCCGTAGCCCTGTCAGCCCGCGCAGTTCCGAACCGATCAGGAAACCATCCACACCACCGGCCACCGCCGCCAGATGGGCATAATGCAGGAGAAAACGCCGGTAGCCCCAGTCCTCCGGTTCACCGGTGAAATCGACCGTATCACCTGCCTGCGCAAATTCTGCGGTGCCGGCATTGCCGAGCAAAGCGCTTACCTGCGCGGCAGCCGCTGCCGTCTTGTCGGCGCTTCCCGGGCGCCCCGGCCCCGGGTAGCACGTGATCCGCCCCCGCCAGGGATAGACCGGCTGATGCGCCGCTCCGTCGGGGCTCGGAAGACTGTTGCCGGCAGGCACATCCATCATGATGAACGGATAGAGCCAGACCTTGAGCCCCCGCGCCCTGATTGCCCGGATGGCAGCCACCACCGTATGGTCTGACGGCGTGCCCCCATAGGCGGCACCGTTTTCGGTGAATGAGACGATCGGTGCGTTCCATCGCATGAGGCTGGAAACCCGCCACCTCTCATTTTCGCCACCGCCGAACAGGTGACTGGAGAACGACGAAGGAACCCCCATGAGCGACCAGATGTTTCCCCAATGATTCGGGAAAGCGCTCCCGCCATGCGTGGTCACCATGGGTTTGATCTGGCAGTTGCCTGCCCGCAGATCCGTGCCAAACCAGGAAACCACCAGCGATATGCTTTTCAGGTTGGGCAGCAGCGCCTGCAACTCGTCAAGCGAGGCTTCGAAATCGCTCTCCGCAACCAGCGTATTGCGATTGATTACTTTATGATGTCCGGGTCTTTCATGGATTCTTACCGCATCAGGTGAAAGGCCGAACTCCGTGGAACCGGGAATGAGGGCGACGGAACCGATCTTCCCGTTCAACGCGCCAACCGGTCGAAGAACCTCGAACTGGAGCTGCGGTATGCGCCGCCCATAATCGTCGATCGGTATTCGGTCGATGACGACATAGGCGGTTCCCCGATAGGCTGGCGCGTTGCCCGCCCCCTGTTTCGCCTCGATCAGCGGATCGGGCAACTGGTCCTCGGTTCCACGATAGATCCGGATGTTGACCTTGCTCTGATCCACCTCCTGCCCGTCGGCCCAGATGCGCCGCACGCCTGCGATTTCCCCCTCGCAGATCGCAAAGGCAGCATTGGCGAAATACGCGTATGTCGTTACCTTTGGTCCACCCTTGCCCCCCTGGCGCTCCGTGGTGCTGGTTTCTTCGAAGCGCGTCGCCCAGATCAGTGTCCCGCCGGTGCGCACGGTGCCGTAGAGCCGGGGCAATGGCGCGCCTTCTTCCCCCGAAAACGGCCTTGCCGCCGAGAGGCGTGGCCCTTCGTAGTGCTGAGACCCTCCAAAAAGGGCCCGGTCCACAACATAGCCGGCCAAGGCACCTGCGGCGGTTCCGATGGTCGCGCCGACAGGGCCAAGAAGGCCGCCGATGAATGCACCGGCCGCCTGCAAGACGAGTGTAGCCATGAGTTCCTACTTTCCGGATCTGGAGGGCGCAGGCATCGGGAAGGCAAAGATACCCGCGATGCGCCTGCGCCACTGCGGCACGAGTGGCGACACCACGACTGCGCTTCCCTCATAGGCATGCACGAATGCGTCCCCCGCCGTCATGATGCCCACATGCTTGGCGGGGAGATGCGGGCGCCAGCGAAAAATCACCATGTCGCCCGGTCCTGGTTCTGAAAGCGCCCCCTCCAGGCAGTGCCGTCTGGCTGCTGCAAGGAGCCGGTCCTCTCCTGTGGATTCGGCCCAGTCAGCGCTGTAAACACCGGGATTCTCGGCCTCGCGGCCGAAAACATTCCGCCATACGCCACGGAGCAGACCAAGGCAGTCACAGCCCACGCCCCTACGGCTTGCCTGATGACGATAGGGTGTCCCGACCCAACTCAGCGCCTCTTCCACAATGGCATTTCGCAGGGCCGCTTCTGTCGGAAATTGCCGCTGCATCATTTCACCAGCGCCTTGCCGTCGAAGACACCCTCGTCCCGCACATAGCTATAGGCTGCATCGTCACCGGGAAGATGCGGAAACCCGCGAAAATTCCGCTGGTTCAGGAATTTCGCCTTGCAGGTGGAAAACCGCTTGTCGCACCCGGCGACAATCGTGAATGCGTCTCCCGCATCCCCAGCCAGCGGCGCTTCCCGCCACAGTGACAGCCGAGCATCACCACCAGCGTTCACATGGTTGACCACGCGCTCCTTCCGGCCTGAATGCGCACCGCTGGTCCAGGTCAACACCCCATTGTCAAACCAGCCCGTCTCAAAGGCACCAATCCCCGCAACAACCACGATGCCGCCGTCTTCGACGCGAAGGAGCGTGCCGCTACCCGCAAAGCGACTATCGTTCAGGTTCACGCCGCATCGATGGTCCCCGAGTTCGGCGTCGCAGCCGCGCCCGATGGTTCGCCCATTCGGCTGATCGAGCGCCCAGGCCTCGCTTTCCAGCTCGGCAACGAAACTTCCATCCCGCCGCGTCACCTTGCCGATCACGGCAACACGCAGTCTCTGAAACATCGAAGGGTCCCGCCAGTTGACGAGCAGTGTCTCGACCCTTGCACCGTCATAGAGCCCGGACAGAATGTCCTCCTCCCGGATATCAGAGGCGGAAAGCGCTCCTGCCACGTCCACCGTGTCCACTGAAAGCCCGAACGACGATCTGGCCTCGCTTGCCGTGAAACCCGTCTCCGGCTGGAAATTTGTTCCGTCGCACTGGAGCGCCCTGTCATGATCGGTAAAGCCGAGCACGGTGCCATCGGACCGGCTCAATCGCCAGCAATTGCAAAGACTGGTGACCTCCCCTTCAATGTGCGCGGCCAATGTTTCGCCCGTTGATGTCATGCAAGTATCTCCACAAGCGGGATCGAGGGGATCTGCCCTGCCCTGAAAGCACTCAGGCTCACAGACAGCCGTTCGATATCGAAGCGCACGGGCACGTCGAACACGAACCCGGCTGTTACGACTGCACCCACAGCCGGCACGGCCCCGGGCTGGAACACAAGCTCACCGGTCTCACCGTCGACTGCATAGTCGAGTGACGTTTCCTTCAGCACACCGTCGACGGCCACGAGCACCGCATCGGCCACGGGGTGGGTGATCGGGCGCCTGACCGCCTCCTGCCCCTCGCCATAGGTTTTCACCAGCGCGAAGCGTTCCGTCACGCCATCGCCCGTACCGATGGTCTGATCGTGCTCCGTCGGTGTCTCCGAAGGCCGGCATGATTTCATGTCGAACGGGTCGCGGAACCGAAAGCCGTGCAGCGAGCCGCGCCGCGCCTCGAAGAAGGCAAGCACTTCATGCACGTCATCGAGCGAGCGCAACCCGGTCCCGGCGTCGTAATGCCGCCGCGCCAGCGCCTGTCGCGCATTGCGTTTTTCGCGGCCCGACACCAGTTGCACAATCTCGTTGCGCCGCTCTGGCCCGCCCGTGGCCCCAAACGAGATAGCTAGCGGAAACCGCACGTCATGAAAGGCGTTCATGCCGGTTCTTCTCCTGCCTCAAAAGGTTTTGGCGCCACGCGAGACAGCCCGCGCCAGCATGCCCGTAATCTGGGCCTCCGATTTGCGAAACGATGCAGCGTCCGGCGTCGACACGTTGAAGACGATGTTCGCCGCGGGGGCGCCGCCGCCCGCCGCCACTCCCAGCCGCCCGTCAGCGCCGCGCTGCAGGGGGAGGATCGCCTCTGCGCCCGCCTCACCCATCAACCCCGTACCGCCTGCCATCGGAAAATAGGTTGGCGAGGAGACAATCCCGCCATCTGCAAACGGCACCACGCCGCCCTTGGCGAAAGGCAGGATGCCACCCAAGACGCCGGAAAACAGCGACGAGCCCAGCGCCGCCAAAGGCTGCAGCGCCTGCGACAGCGCCATGCTCGCCAGGTTCATGCCGATGTTGCGCAGCACGTCTTCAAACGATTTTCCGCTGACAACCGCGCTTTTCAGTGCACCGGTCATCTGCCGGCCGAAGCCGTCCGCCAGTTTTTCCAGTTCGCCCAGCGCCTCCGCGAACGGCTTGGTATCCGCGCGGATCTCAAAGGTCATGTCTTCCAAGGTTTTGCCTCCGCTCAGTCTCGGTTTTGGCGATCGGGAAACCGTTCCATCAGCTGATCGAGATCGTTGCGTGCCGGTACACTGACAGCGCTGCCGCACACGGTCTCCAGCGCGCAATTCAGTTCGCGCGGCGTCATGGACCAGAACGCATCCGGTGAAAGCCGCAGCACCCCGAAGGCAAACCCCATGACCTCACTCCAGGGAAAGGGTCTCGCGCGGGGTGCTGCGGCGTTCAAGGGTTTTGCGGCGGTTCCTCCGAGCCACCGAAGGTTGCCATCAGAAGCGCGCTTACAGTGCGGGCAAAGCCGGCCGCCCCCTCGTCGCATCGCATCGCCCGCACGTCTTCCTCGCTCACGGCGTGGCCGCCGCCGCGAAGACCGGCCGCGATCACCCGCAGCATGTCCCGTGCCGAAAGGCGTCCACTCGAAAACCGTGTTGCGAGTTCCCCCAGATCGTCCGCGGCAAAGGCGTCTTCGAGCTCGGCCAGCGCACCCAGCGTCAGGCAAAGCGTGTAGTCCCGGCCGTCGATCCGCGCGGCCACCTCGCCGCGCCTGCGGTTCACGCTGCTCATGGGACCTCCGCAAAGCTCACGGCACCGGCCGATTCCAGCGCAATCTCGAAGGTCACCTCGCCGTCGTGATTGCCGCCATATTCAAGAGCGGTGATCTGGAACGAGCCGGACACCACGCCGAAATCCGGGATCGCGAGTTGCCAACCGGCGATCTCACCGGCGAAGAACCGGCTGCGAATCGCGGCATCCGAAGCCCCGTCCTTGAATATCCCCGATCCGCTTATGGCCGCACGCTGGACGCCGCTGCCGGCCAGTAGTTCGCGCCACCGGCCTGCTGAATCCGCGTCGGTCACGTCCACTGTCTCGCTGTTGAAGGCGAGACGCTTGGCGCGCAGCCCCGCAACTGTCGTGAATGCCCCTGCTCCGCTCGTGTCGAGCTTCAGGAGCAGATCCTTGCCCTTCTTTGCACCCATATTTGTTCTCCAGGGATGTGTTGGTGTGTCAGACCGGCTCGATCACGGCGCGAAAGCGCATCAGGCCGTGATAGGCGATAAGGTCTTCATCGAAGCGGATTTCACTGCCCTCGCGGCGCAGGTTGACCAGTTGATGCCCCGCAACCGGCAGGGACGACCCCTTCAGCACCGTGTCGATCCGATCCATCAGTTGCAGCGCTTCGCGCCGCCCCTTGCCGTTCGACCAGACATTGACCGTGAAAAAATGCTCGCTGCCCTCTTCAGTATCCGTGCTCCAGTCATGAGCACTGGCCGGACCGAACATGACATAGGGATAGGCCGTGCGGGCCGGCGCCAGATCGTAGAGTTTCGCGCCGCCCAGCGCGCCCGTCAGCGCCACATCTGCCGCCAGCGCACCGAACACCGCCTTTTGCAGTTCAAACGCGGCGTCGAGCATTATCACGCTCCTGCGCTTCCAACCTGGCCTTCTCCTTCAGGCGTGAGGCGCGACGCGCCTCTTCCCCCGCCTCTGCGACCCTGTGCGCCAGCCGGCGCAGCGCGCGGGTCAGTCCCTCGCCAGTCAGTTTCATGCTCATCTTCATGTCTGCTTCTCCTTGGCGAGACAGACCAGGTAACGCCCGGTCTCGTCGGGATCGTGCGCCGTCAGGATGGTGAAAGCCCGTGTTGCGCGCACAAGCCGCATGCCGCCGCCCACGCCGGGTCGAAACCGCAGCGTGATGCGATGCGTCACCTCTTCATGGCGCTGCCCCGCGCCGAAAGGTGCCGACGCCCGCACCGGCTCGATGAAACCGAAGACCGTCGCCGTCTCGCTCCAGCTTTCGGTGTACCCGCCCGCCCCGTCCGGAACGAGTGCCGCATGCTGCAGGCTGAGTTCCGTGCGAAACGCACCGGGATCGATAAACTGCACCCGCATCACAGCCTCGGCTTCCGATAGCCCTCGACGAGCCGCTGATAGCCAGCCGGCAGTGAAACCGGTTGATCTTCCGCCCCAAACGAAGTGCGGAATTCGAACCAGTGCGCCACAAGAAGAAGGATGGCGCGCCGCAGAAGGTCCGGCACATCCGTCCCCGCCTCGCCATAGCCGGCCCTGAAATCAATCTCGATGCCATTCAGCAGCCTGCCCGGAAGCGGCCGCGATGCAATCGTCAGCCGCGCCGGTTGCGCATGCACATCGAGTTGACAGGTAGCGGGATCGACAATCGAGGCCGCACCATCGGCATCGAACACCGTCACCGAAAGCACTTCGCGCACCGGCGTCCGGTTCAGATAAAGCACATCGCCCTGCGGCCAGTCGTCCAGCGTCAGCCGCCAGGACTGATCGATCAGCGCCTGTCCGGTTGTCTTCTCCACTTCCTGGCGGGCGGCACGGATCAACCCTTCGATGAGCGCATCCTCGCTCAGATGTCCGATCCGCAGATGCGCCTTGGCCTCGGCAAGCGTCACCGGCTCGACCAACGGATCGACCGTTCGAAATAGCGTCATGCGTGAAACTCCCGTTGAAAAAACGGCCCCGGAACTGCTTCCGGGGCCGCATCGGCATGGTCGTCGAGGGAGGGCTAAACCGTGCCGAATTTCAAAAGCTTGACCGCATCGAAATCCTGAATGCCGCCGCCCACGCGCTTGGTCGTGTAGAACAGCACATAGGGTTTGGCCGAATACGGATCGCGCAGCACGCGAACGCCGGCGCGGTCCACCACCAGGTAGAAGCGGCGGAAATCGCCGAACGCGATGGGTGTCGTGTCGGCGCCGATGTCGGGCATGTCCTCGGCCTCCACCAGTGGGAAGCCCATCAACATGGCGCGGCTGCCCGGCGTGGCCGGCGGCTGCCACATATAGTTGCCGTCCGCGTCCTTCAGCTTGCGCAGCGTCGCCTGCGTCTTGCGGTTCATCACCCAGCTGGCGCTCTGGCGATAGCCCGCCTTCAGCGCATAGACCAGATCGATCAGCACATCCGAGGAGTCCGTTGCCGGCAGCGCGCCTGCGGCGCCGGTCACATTATAACCGACATTGCCCCAGCTCCAGGTGGCATTCGCCACCCGAGCATAGCTCAGGAAGCCCTTCGGCTTGTTGATCCCGTCACCATTGACGAAAGCCGCGCCCTCCTGCTCTGCGAAAGCGGTTTCCACCTCGCTGGCGATCCACTGGTCGAGATCGACCACCGCATCGTCGAGCAGCATCGCCGTTGCCGCCGGCATGGCGTAGAGCTCGGCCGTGGGAAACTGCAGTTCGTCCAGCGTTCCCGTCGCCGTTTCCGGGCGCGCCGCCGTCTCTGCCACCCAGCCCACCGCCGGGCCGGTCACCGCAAACGGCTTTTTCAGAACCGCACTCGAAACCTGCCGCACCGAGGCGATGGAGCGGATCGGAGAGAGTTCCGCCAGCCGCGCGCCGATGGCTGCCTCCGTTTCATCCGGCACCAGATAGCCACCATCCGGCGCCGAGCCATAGGACATTGCCTTTTCTTCAAGCGAGCGCATGCCGCGCTCGTCGCCCGAACGCATATAGGCGTCAAACGCCTGTTTGCGCTCCAGGTCATGAAGTGCCGCGCCGCCGCGCCCCAGCACCGGCCGCGTCTTCTTCAGAACCAGCGTGTCCAGCGCCTGTTTCTGCTCGTCGAGCGCCTGCGAAATGCGCTCCACCTTATCCACCGTCACCACATCGGCACTGCGCGTCTCAAGCTGTTTCAGCTTCTCGTTGTTGGCTTCCTTGAAGGTCTCGAACGCGTTCATGAATTCATGGAAAGCGCCCGTCACATCGCCCTCGTCCAGCGCCGATTTCACCTCCGGCGCGCGTTTTGCCTGTCCTGCCGTCATGTCTTCATCCTCAATCGTTGAACATGCGGGCCGCGCGGCGGATCACCGCCGCCAGCCCGTCATCAAAGCCCCGCGCGGCGTCCCGCTCGCGTTTCAAAGCGCCAAAGCCCTTGGCGATCACCACCCGGGCCTCGCGCCGCGTCAGGCCGGCATCCCGCGTCAGCCAACGCTCGAAGTCGCGCGCCGTGGGCAACGGCGCGCCCCTTCCCTCCGTCTTCACCTCGTCCACACGCGCCTCCGGCAGCATGGGAAAGGTGACCACGGAAATCTCCCAGAGATCCGCTTCCACAATGCGGCGTACGCCGGTCTTCGCCTCCGTCTTCGCCTTTACGGTGCGAAAGCCAATGGAAAGCCCGTCGAGCGCCCGGTCGCGCATCAGCTCCCAGACCTCCCGCGCCCTGGCGACACCAAGCGCCAACCTTCCCCGCACCAGAAGGCCGCGTGCGTCTTCGCGCAGTTCCTCCCAGGTGCCGATGGGCTGGTTCGGGTCGTGCTGGAAAAGCATGCGCACCCCGGCCGCCCCGCGCTTTTCGAGCGAGCGCGCAAACGCGCCCCGCTCCACCGCGTCACGGCCAAGGTCGACCTTCCCGAACAGGCTCGCATAGCCAGAGAACGTTCCATCCGCCTCGACCGTCTCGATATCGAGCCCGGCATATTTGCGCTCGTCGGGCATCGGCGCGATCTTTGCCTGCATGCTCTAGCGTCCTTTCTCATTGTGAAAAGTGTCGGCACGGCCATGCGGCAGCGGCGCAATCGGGCGCGCCTGAAAATACCGCAGCGCAAGCCCAATGGCGCTCCAGGCGCAAAGGCTTGCCACAGCCGCTCCCATCAGCATGGTTTCGGCCGCCCCCAGCCGTTCCGCCAGCTCCAGAATTTCGGCGAGCTTCAGCCCCGTCGCCCCGCCGAAAACCATTCCGCACACCACACCGACAGCAAAGCGGATCGCCGCATCGCGCCGGTGATTGGGCAGGATATAGGCAAGCGAAATCGCGGAGCCGGCCACAGCGCCAGCCCCCTTTGCGAGCCATATCCAGCCCGCATGGGTCATGTCGGTCATGGGAAAAATCCTCGTTCGGGATCTTGTTCAAATATCCGGGCTCAAATGCCCGGCCGTCTACGCAGCATCGAAACGCCAGGCGCCCCTCATGGTGCGCCTGACGCGTGGATCGTCAAACAGGCGTTCCAGCAGTCTTCTTTCGCAGCAAAGCAGGCGCTCCCGGCGCTCACGCTTGGCGACAGCCTTCGCCAGATATCGATACAGTTCCGCCTCACTGCCGGTATCCTGGTTGCGGTAGATCACACCATTTCCACTTTTGGCATTGCGCTCAAATCTGTACCCGTTCCGAAAGAGCTCTTTCAGCAACCGCCTGCGTCCCCAGAGAGGATTAAAATGGGGAATCGCCCCGCGGGTCAGCTCGTGAAATCGTTCACGCGCCTGTCGAGCAACAGCTTCGAAATGAAGTATTTCACCGTGTATGGTGGACGTGGCGCTTGTCGATCCACGCGCTCCCAGCCGAGAGAAAGACAACCCGTCATCACACCGATTGCGGGTTCTACCGGTCTTCCGGAATCTCCACTTGCAGCAACTGCCCGGCCAGCCGATCGACCCTCTTTCGATTCGGCACCAGCTCAGGAAGCATGCGCTCCGCAGCAAGCAGATGATACTTCAGGTCCTTCTCCGAAACGCCATCTTTCAGCAAGCCGTAAAAAGTCCACATCTGATCGGTGTAGGTGCGGTCGAGCTTTGTAAGATTCTCCACCAGTTCCGGGTTCCACTCCGCCAGAAGAATGCACAGGATGCGGTCCAGCGTCTGGCTGCGCGCGGTCCACCATTCAGTCCCGCGTTCATATTCGAGCTTCAGGCCGATAAGAGCACCCGCCTCCCCGATGACGACCTGCGGAATGTTCATTCTGCCAAAATCGCCCTTGCTGCAGGTCCAGTAGCCATCATCCGCAAGGACAAACCAGCTCTCCATGGAACGCAGAAACTCCACAGTTTCAGCCTCCGACATGGGAGGACACCTGCCAGGTTTCACCGTATCCCACGAGAACTGCGCAAGTCCTTTCCGGTGCAGAGACCTAACCGCCTCACAAAACTCAACCAGATCACTACGGGAAGGTGGCTCGAACACCGTATTGATCAGGGTAAAAACGTTCTGTTCCCAACTTTCCTCCAATGTGGCAAGCAAACGGTTGCAGACTTCATCGATCGTGGTCACTGAAAGTTGCCTCACTGGCCATCGGGAATAGGAACGTGTCGTCCCTCGCGACGATTTGGGACTTTATACCTATAGTAGTATTGCATCAACCATTTACCGGGATCCGTGTTCCTTAGCGGTGGCTCTCTATTGGGACGCCTCATGATACGGACTTCAGTGTCTTGGGCGTAGTTCCTGTAGATAACACCTTGCCCGGTATCCGCAGGTCCTTTGTATCGGTATCCCGCGTTGCGCAACTCTTCCAATAAGCGCGTTCGCCCCCACAATGGATCGAACTCCGGAATTGCACCCCGGGTCAATTCACCAAAACGCTTCCGCGCTGCCGTCGCCACAGCCTCCAAATCCCTGATTTCACTATTTATTCCCGGTCCCCTCAGCCGTTCCCCGAAACTCCATCGAGGGTCGAGCCTGCGTACCTTGTAGAGTTCGGTGCGCGCCTGCATCGTAGCAATCTCGAGACGCGTGATCTGCGCGAGCGATGCACCCGGATAGCGCCGGCGCATTCGCGCAATACGCGATGCCCGCCCGCTTGCCGGCACCACAACGGACCCACCCCCGTCCGTCCACCGCCCTCCACCGGGATTTCCCGCCGGAACGCGCGGCTGAAGGCGCCATCTGGGGTTGTGTTTCAGTGCCCGTTCCAGCCGCCCTGCAGCAGCCAGCAGCCGGACCCATGCCGCCTCCCCGCGCATTCGGGCGGCAAGCATTTCCGTATCCACCATAAAGCGCCTCACTCGCCGCGCGGGCCATAGCCCACGGCCCGGCGTTTTTCCTCGTCGCTCAGGAAGTCGGCTGCGCCCACCCGGCTCCACAGCGCCTCGCGCTCGGCGGCTAGCCCCTCGATGCCATCCGCGTCGTACCAAAGCCGCACGCCAGCGCCGAACACCGGCTGGAGCCAGGCGGAAAACTCCTTCGCCACCCGCCCCACAAGCGGCAGCACGGTCAGGCGGTAAAAGGCCCGGTTCGCCTCCTGATAATTGGCATAGGTGTTGTCGCCGGGAATGCCGAGCAGCATGGGCGGCACGCCGATCGCCAGCGCGATGTCGCGGGCGGCGCCATTCTTCGCCGCCATGAAATCCATGTCGCGCGGCGAAAGGCTCATCGCCTTCCAGTCGAGCCCGCCTTCCAGAAGCAGCGGCCGCCCGGCGCGGGCGGCACCCGCGTAACCCTGTTCCAGTTCCACCTTCAGCCGGTCGAACTGGTCGTCGGAAAGGTTCCCGCCCTCCTTCGGCGCATAGACCAGCGCGCCCGAAGGCCGCGCGGAATTGTCGAGCAGCGCCTTGTTCCAGCGCGCCGCCTGATTGTGCGTGTCGAGCGCCATCAGCGCCGCGCCCAGCGGCGCGAAACCATAGTGATCGTCGAGCGGATGAAAAAGCGTGAGTTGCAGCGCCGCCCCCGCCTCCAGCGGCACGCGCTCGCGCGCCTTGCCCTCGCGATAGTCCAGCGCCACCGGCCAGCCGCCCGCATCCGCCACCACCGACACCCGGTCCGGCCGCAAGAGATGCAGTTCGCGCGTGCCGGTGCCCGTTTCCAGCATGCGCGGATAGGCATTGCCCGACAGAAGCAGATGCCCGTAAAGCGCTTCCATGAAGCCGCTGCCCGCCTGGCGCTGGTTGGGCCGTGCCATCATCTCCAGCACGGGATGCGCGTCGTGCTCGCGTGCGCCTTCGTAAAGCAGCCAGGGGATCGCCGCCGCCGCCTCCGCCACAAGCCGCACGGCGCGATGCGCGATCGGGTTGGCCATAAACCCCTCGCGCGACATCGCGGCATAGTCGCGCCGCGTAAACCGCGCCTCCGCCTCCCGGTGCAACGCGACGAAGCCGCCGGCATGCATCTGTTTGGTTTCAACCGGCGCGACAGCACCTCCCGGACGCTTTGCCCAGGGCCAATACCAAGCCATGTGATTTTCCCGATCCGTGTTTCTTTGTCTGCTCAGCCGAGTGCGCGCACGCGCGGCTCCCGCCGGTTCGAAAGCATGAGTTCGCTCAAGGCCCAGACCAGTGCATCCACCCGGTCCGGCGAGTGCCCGCCCGAGAGACCGTCGAGACCGAAATCGCACATTTCGTCTTCAAGCTCCGGAAACCGCGCCGCATGGCGCACCCGCCCCTGCTCGTAAAGTGCCGCCACCGGCTCGGCCCGTAGCCACTTGCCCCGTGTTGCCCGCACCGCCTTCACCGGCACGCTCGCGTCCACCGTGGCAATTATCGTCGCCACCATCTCACCGCCCTGGTTCACCTCGGCCACAAGACAATCGGCCTCAAGCCGGTGATAAAGCGCCACCGCGCGCGCCGCCCATTCCTGCGGTTTTGCGCCTTTCACCGTCTCATCGCACAGCACGACGCCATGGCCCACCGCATCCAGCCCCGCCGCCACCAGCCCGCAGGCGTCCGAACTGCGGCCCGAGGCAGCCGGCGGATCGACCGCAACGACAATGCGCTTCAGGTCATCCACCCGTTCGGCGCAAGCTGCCGCCTCCAGCATCGCCCTTGTCCACAGTGCGTCGGGCCGATCCTCGATCAGTTCACCGTCGAGTTCCTGCCGTCCAAGCCGCGTTCCCGCATAGCGCTGACGGATCGCCCGCATGAAGCCCGGAGCCAGATTGTCCCGATTCTCATCCGTGCGCATCCGCGTCACCGTCACATGCGGATCGTCCATCAGCCGGCGGATCAGCGGGATCGGCCTCGGCGTGGTGGTCAGAATCTGCCTTGGCCGCTCGCCAAGCCGCAAACCGAACTGCAACATATCGAATGTCGCATCCGCCTGTCTCCATTTGGCCAGTTCGTCGCACCAGGCAGCGTCGAATTGCGGACCGCGCAGACTGTCCGGGTTCTCGGCAGAAAAAAGCTGCGCCACCGCGCCATTGTCCCAGACGATCCGCCGCCTGCTCGCCTCGAAGCGCGGTCGCACCCCACGCGAAACCGCCAGCACACCCGACGGCCCCTCCACCATCACCTCGCGTGCGTCGGAGAGCGTCTCGCCGATCAGGGCCAGCCGGCCATACCGCGCACCACTGGCAAAGGGCGGAAACCCACGAACCAGCGCATTCACCCATTCCGCGCCCAGCCTGGTCTTGCCTGCGCCACGACCGCCCATCACCAGCCAGCTGTCGAAAATCGCTCCAAGCGGATATTGCGCGAGCCGCGCAGCACCCAGCCATTCGCGTTCAATGGCGTGTGCCAGTTCCTGTGCCAGATTCAGCCTTGCCCATCCTTTCTGCAA